GTAGCTTCGGCTAGACGTTCTGTCAAACCCGGTCGCAAAACTGTGTCTCTCACACCTTCACAGGTAGCAATTGCTAAAAAATTAGGTGTGCCACTGGAAGAATATGCGAAACAGTTAAAAATCACGAAGGAGGTATAGCATATGAAAAATGAAGAAAACAAAAAGACCACCCGTGCAAGCCAGTCTAGATCTAAAGAAAAAAGACCTACGACATGGGCTCCCCCGTCATCTTTAGATGCACCACCTGCGCCAAAAGGTTTTAAGCATAGATGGTTACGGACAGAAGTTTTAGGGTTTGACGACACTAAAAATATGTCAGGGAAACTTAGATCAGGTTATGAATTAGTGAGAGCTGATGAATATCCAGATGGAGTTTTTCCAACTATGCAAGAAGGAAAATACGCAGGAGTTATCGGAGTAGGCGGCCTTGTGTTGGCAAGGTTACCGGAAGAGATCGCACAATCTCGAACTGAGTACTTTAAAAAGCAAACTCAGGAGAGAAATGAAGCAATCGACAACGATCTTATGAGGGAACAACATCCAAGTATGCCGATCAATAGTGATCGACAAACTCGTGTAACTTTTGGTGGTTCGAAGAAACGTTAATTTTTTAACAATTCCTACCCGCTAAATTTAATTAAAACCGTGCTGGAGGTCCTTCGGGACAGGCACATAAAGGAGAAACAACTATGGCTAATAGCTCAACTACAGGCTTTGGTTTAAGAATGATCGAAAGATTAGGTAATACACCTTCAATCGGCGGTCAATCTGAATACTTAGTCGAGTCAGGTTTAGGAGTAGGTCTTTATAAAGGTAACCCTGTTTCACTGCAAGATGCAGGTGGATCAGAAGGCTTTTTACAAGATGCTAGTTTCGCAACTACAGACGACACAGGTAATGGTGGCGCTGCTTACGATAATGGGGCTGACTCATTATTAGTAGGTGCTTTCAACGGAATTTTTTACGTTGATAGCTCAACAGCAAAACCAAGATTTGTAAATTCTGTAGACGCAGGAACAATCTTTGGAACTGACTATAATACTGGAAGCAGCAATGGTACTGCATTCGTGAATGACGATCCAATTCAAGAATACATGATCAAAACGGACGCTGCATGTCCAACAAGTAACAACGGAAAAAGCTTCAACGTAACATCGTTTACAGCTACTGACAACAAAGACGGTCAATCGACTGTACTTTTAAATGTTGCCGGTGGTTCAGCTACAACTAAAATGTGGAAAGTTGTCAGAGTCGGTCAAGACCCTGAAAACAAAGACATTTCAGCAGCTGGTGTAAACATGGTTGTTGTAGTTAATTCTGCAAGTAACTTGTACATTAACTAAGCTTAGGAATAGGAGATAAAATACTATGGCTATATCACGATCACAACTAGTTAAAGAACTAGAGCCAGGTCTGAATGCACTATTCGGCTTGGAATACAAAAACTACGAGAACGAACATGCTGAGATTTTCGATACTGAATCATCTGACAGAGCTTTTGAAGAAGAAGTTATGTTATCTGGTTTCGGTAATGCGCAAGTTAAAGCTGAAGGTCAAGGTGTATCATTTGATGATGCGCAAGAGACTTTCACTTCTCGTTACACTCATGAAACAATCGCTTTAGCGTTTTCAATTACTGAAGAAGCAATTGAAGACAACTTGTATGACAGACTTGCGTCTAGATATACAAAAGCATTAGCTAGATCTATGGCTAATACTAAACAAGTTAAAGCGGCTAACGTCCTGAACAATGGTTTCGATGGAAACTTTGCAGGTGGTGACGGAGTATCACTTTTCGGTAATAATGCAGGTGGAGCAATTGTAAACCACCCTACATTAGCTGGAACATTCTCTAACCAATTGCAAACTCCTGCTGACCTTAATGAAACATCATTAGAGCAATCTCTAATTGATATTTCTGCTTTCACTGATGAAAGAGGTCTAAAAATCGCTGCTAGAGGAATGAAAATGATCATTCACCCTAATCAGCAATTTACAGCAGAGAGACTAATGGAATCAAAAGGTCAGACGGATACAGCAGATAACAATATTAATGCTATCGTATCTAGAGGAATGGTACCTCAAGGTTATGTAATTAATCATTACTTAACTGATACAGACGCGTTCTATATTAAAACTGATGTTCCTAATGGCATGAAAATGTTCAACAGATCACCTATTTCCACTAAAATGGAAGGTGACTTTGACACTGGTAACGTTAGATACAAAGCAAGAGAAAGATACTCTTTTGGATTTTCTGATCCAAGAGGTATGTATGCTTCTGCTGGAGCGTAATAAATAATTAAATGAGGGGCGGTTTCGCCCCTCATAAACAACTTGAAATAAAATTTTAAAAACTATATATAGATAGTACAAGGAGAAAAATTATGAAACTATTTGAAAAATTAAAAGACCCAGATTTTATACCATATAGAAAAAAAGATATGATTAAAGAATTAGAAATAAGAGTTAAAAAGCTAAAAAACTCATTAGATAAGTTTTCTGGTGAAAAAAAAACTTTAGCTGAAGAAAAAATTTCTTTATTTGAAACTAAAATTGCTGAGTATAAAGAATTAACTGACATGAACCAAGAACAAATAGAAGCTGAAAAAACTAGAAGAAAAAATAGCGATCTTGAAGTTTGGAGTCATTTAAAATAATTTTTAAATGAAAACATTTTTGGTTAATATTTGGGCCTACGATCACCATTCTAGGTTTAAAGTTATATCAGAAGACGACCCTCAATCACTTGAAAAAGCAATCCTTGACAAACTAGGAGAAAATAGTATAGTTTGGGAAAACCTTGGCGTCAGTTATGACAATAAGGTAAATAGAATAACTTATGAGGAAGTTATAAATGATACAAGACCTATACAAAGCAAAAAGGTCCTTGGAGTTGAAGTGGGAACAGGAGCACCTAGATAATAATAGGTATACTCTTGAGATGGTTAGAATTGACGACAAAGTCAAAGAAATCATTACAAAGATTAAGCTAGAAGAAGCTCAGATCGCCCATAGACAGAACAACATTGAAGGTTCTGCTCCTGAAGTTTCAGTAGCTACTTAGTAAAAAGCTACATCGTTGGAAAAAATTCACTCCACACTGTAGGCTCTCTTGCACTCTATTAAAAACTGTTGTATAAAAAACACACTATACATTTAAAAAGATTATAGACGCGTATAGTCGACGGCCTAGAGACTATAATCTATTAACTAGGAAAAGGAGAAAAATTATGGCAAGAACTACATTTACAGGACCATTGGTTATCGGAAGAGCAGCAACAAGTACTTCAGAAGGTGTCAATGGTGAAGTTATAATACAAAATGCTGACGGAAGCACTTCACCAGTTGGTGGTGGTGGAATAACTTGGGAAGTTGTTACTGCAAGTAAATCTGCAGATGCAGCTACTGGATTATTTATAAATAACGACGCGCAGACAACAGATATAATTATTACAATGCCTGCAGCACCAACTGTTGGTGATACAATACATTTAAAAAATGTTACAGATAACGCAAGCGGTTTTGAATTTAATGAATTTGTGTTTTCTAGCGAGGCTGGTGGAATTGAAGGCGTTGTGTCTGGAGCTAGTGGAGTTGGTGGAGCAGATTTTAGTAAAGGTACACCTATTCCAAGAGGATTTGGAACTACTTCAGGTCAATACGTTTACACCGGTTCAACATATGGTTGGGTTAGAGTATAATTAATTTTTATAGAGCTACTTCGGTAGCTCTGTAACTTAGGAGAAAAAATATGTCAGGAAGCGCAACATCAGATCAAACAACCTTAACCTTCGATACAGTCGGAGCAGATACTTTAGGTAAAACAGGTAGAGCTAGAATTACTTCTATTCAAGGAAAAGGAATAGCAAACTCTACAATAGTTTTTTACAATTCTGCAGATGCAGCAGTACCGGGAGCAGCTATAGCTACTTATAACTATGGTGATGAAGGTTTAGAAGTTTATGTTCCAGGTTCAGGTATTTTATTTAAAGAAGGAATTGTTTATAATTTAACTGGAGCAGGCGGAAGCGTTACTATAACTATTACGGGAGCGTAAGCTCATGGCTAACACTACTTCGGGAACAACGACCTTTGAAAAAGGTTTTTCTATAGATGATATAGTTCACGAAGCGTATGAACGAATAAATATGACTGGTGTTACCGGTCAACAATTAAGCTCTGCTCGAAGATCATTAAACATAATGTTTCAAGAATGGTCTAATAGAGGTCTTCACTATTGGGAAATAAAAAACAATAACTTAACTTTAGTGCAAGGTAAGAACCTATACACTATGTATAGATCACCTGAAGATGGTACTTCAGATGCTAACGCTATTTATGGAGTTGATGATATTTTAGAAGCTTCTTATAGAAATCAACAAAACATAGATTTTCCATTAACTAAAATAAATAGATCAATCTATCAATCTTTTGCAGATAAATCACAACAGGGTTCGCCCACACAATTTTTTGTTCAAAGATTTATTGACAGAATAACAATAACTTTATTCTTAACTCCAGGTTCGACTGAAGCCGGTAATAGTATTAACTATTATTATGCTTCAAGAATTCAAGATGCTGGAGCTTATACTAATCAAGCAGATGTGCCTTACAGATTTGTACCTTGTATGGTAGCGGGACTTTCTTATTATTTAGCACTTAAATTTCAACCAGCTGCAGTTCAAAATTTAAAAATGTTGTATGAAGATGAACTACAAAGAGCATTACAAAACGATGGATCTTCTTCTAGTTTATTTGTAACACCGAGAACTTATTTTCCGGAGATTTAATACATGACTAATTTATCAAAAGGCAGACACGCATTAGCAATCTCTGATCGGTCAGGAATGCAATTTCCTTATAATGAAATGGTAAGAGAATGGAATGGAGCTTTTGTGCATATTTCAGAATATGAACCTAAACAACCTCAATTAAATCCAATACCAATCGGTGGTGACCCACAAGGTTTACAAAACGCTAGACCTGACAGAACTGAGCCACCAACATTCGACATACTTCCTGAAAATCCTTTTAGTTCAACTGCAGGATCAAATGTAATAATATGTAATTTTCCAAACAGTGGTTACAAAGATGGAGATTTTGTAGTTTTCAATGAATTAAAAACTGGAGTATCAAATGTACCAATTGAAGCTATACAATTACAATCTAATTTAAATGGTGCAATTACTGATATTGCTACAACAATAACTTTAAATGATGCAAGTAATTTTCCAAATACTGGATTTATACTTATTGAAAAAATAAATCCCGTAACATTATTATTTCAAAATGAGACAATTCAATATACAGGTAAGGCTGTTAATGATCTAACCGGTTGTGTAAGAGGAACA